CCGAACCAGCCTCGGTACATGCATCGCCTGTGGGGACATCTACGAGCCAACCCTGGACCCCGAGACAGCCAGCGCCGAAGCGCGCCGCAAGTCGGCCAACCTCCCGCACCGCTACATCTGCCCCGGTTGCCGCGACGCATTCTCCACCGCCCCACAACTCGCCCGCCACATAGCGGCCCAACACGCGCAACGCACACAGGACAGCGCGTAGAGCGCGTGACGCCCACGAAGGAGGCTCGGTAGTATGAAGCCATGGATCAGAACAAACGTGCGGCCCCAGCGCCACTACAGCGCGCCAGAGGGGGCGACTGATGCATCGCTGCCTTGACTGCTCAATGCTGATCGCCACTGGCTCACACTGTCGGCGCTGCGCCCCGCTCGGTCGCAGCCGTGGCTGGCAGTGGAGTACACGCATCGCCCCGGCCATCCTATCCCGCGACGCTCACCGCTGCGTGATGTGCGGGCGCCCATGTCCCCATCCACGTCACCATCACGTAGACCACCGCACACCCCGCGCCATGGGTGGCACGGATGACCCCGCGAACCTGCGCACCGTCTGCGCCTCATTCAACCTGCGAGGCCGGTGCACGTCATGAGCGACGCATACCCCCCGGGGGGGTGGCCCCATTTTTGGTTGTGGATACCAAGTCCCAAAGAGGCCGCCCCTGATCTCCCGCGCGTACAGAATCGAGGAAATCGTTGACCGTCATGAAAGGTGGTGAGTAATGGCCGGTGCACGCCAGAAGGACCCGGCGCTGTTGGTGAACAAACGCGGTGGCCGCGGGCGTGGGCTGACGGTGCTGGCCCGCGATGCCGCGTTCGTTGCCCCGGCGCCACCGGAGGATCTGGGCGCGGTGGGAGTGGTGGCGTGGGAGTCGTTCTGGCAGAGCGAGGTGTCGGCGGCGGTGGACATCAATGCAGATCGGGTTGACCTGGAGAACTGGGCGAGGGCGGTTGAACAGCGCGCGCGGTTCCGGGCCATCGTGGACAAGACCCCGCTGGTAAAGGGCAGCCACGATCAGCTGATGTTGAACCCGCTGAACAGGCGCATCCGGGAGTTGAGTGAGGAGATACAGAAGGTCAGTGACCGATTCGGTATGAACCCGATGGCGCGCTGGCGGTTGCAGTTCACGGTGAGCGAGGCCGGGAAGTCGGCAAACGACCTGCTGGACATGCTGTCGCGGGGCGTGGATATGCCCGACATCATCGACCTGGATGAGTTCGAGTGACTCGGCGCGGGGCGACGTTGGCCCCGGTGCGGCCGCCATGCCCCGGTGCGGCGCGGGTGCGTGTGGATGGCCGTGAGTTCTGGTCCACGGGTGGAACGGTGATTCGGTTCATTGAGACGCTGTGCCTGCTGACCAACGGCCGCTGGACGGGGGAGCGGTTCGTCCTGATGCCGTGGCAGAAGCGCCTGCTGTACGAGTTGTTCGAGGTGGACGGGCGCACGGGGTTGCGCGTCTACCGGCGCGCCCTGATCGGGTTGCCCAGGAAGTCGGGGAAGACCGAGGTTCTGGCGGCGATTTTGCTGTACCTGATGCTGGCCGACGGGGAGAAATCGGCGGCGGTGTACTGCGCGGCGGCGAGCGAAGAGCAGGCTGACATGGTGTTCGATGCGGCGAAGCGCATGTGCGAGATGGATGGCGCGCCGCTCGGGGAGCTTGTCGAGGTCCAGGTATCGAGACTGTCCAAGCGCGGCGACCCGTATTCGTTCATGCAGCGGTTGACATCGAAGGGGCGGACGAAGCACGGCCTGAACCCGCACGCGGTGGGCCTCGACGAACTCCATGCGTGGGCGGCTGGCGAGGGCGAGGAACTGTGGGCGGCGCTCAACACTGGCTCGGCAGCGCGGCAGCAGCCCATGCAGATCGCCATCACCACGGCGGGGCTCGACCTGGAGGAATCGCGTTGTGGGCAGATGTACCAGTTGGGGCGGGCGATCGAGCGCGGCGAGCAACCACATGGCGGATTTTTCTTCCGGTGGTGGCAGGCGCCCGAGGGCATGGACTACCGCGATCCCGAGTACCCCCGGCTGGCGTCGCCGAGCTACGGGCACACCGTGGATGAGGGGTTCTACCTCGGCGAACTGGGGAGCGTACCGGAATCAGTCTACAGACGATTATATGGCAACGAATGGATCGATTATGGCGAATCGCCTTGGGTGACGCGCGAGCAGATGGCGGCGTGCCGGTTGCCGTGGTTTCCGCTGGCGTGTGGCGCCGGGACGTGGGTCGGGGTGGACCTCTCGGAGACGCGGGACAGCACGGCGGTGGTATGGGGCCAGTGGGTGGCGGACGATGCCCGGCCATGCGGCCACGCGGGCGAGCCGTGCCTGTACGTCCATGCCAGGACGTGGGAGCAACCACGCCGGCCGGACGGGCGCTATGACCATGAGTGGGAAGTCCCACAGGCCGAAGTCAAGATGCTGCTGCGAGACTTGAGCGCCACCTATGACGTGGTGACCAACGTGTTCGACCCGTGGCACTCGAAATTACTCAGGCAGGACCTCGAAGCCGAGGGGCTGACCTGCGAGGAGATTCACCAGACTGGCGCGCGTCGGAGTGGGGCGTCCGCGGGGCTGTACGACATGATCGCCCAGCAGCGGCTGCACTACTGCGACGACGTGTTCGAGCGGCACTGCTTGAACGCCACGGCGAAGGCGACGGGTACGGAGGGGGGGTATTACCTGGCGAAGCGGCGGAAGGGGCGGGTGATGGATGCGGCGATGGCGGCCGTGAACGTCGTCTACGGCCTACAGAATGCGGAGCATATTGACACCGGAGGGTGGGTGGTATCATGAACAGAGTACGCGCTATGGCGATATTCGTTTCGCTTGTGGCTGTCGGTATAGGCGCGGCCGGTAGCCTCGGAATCATGGTGAGGGTGTTTCGCCTCGCCGCAGGGTTCTAGGGGGCAGAGATGGACAATCCGGCATCCAACTGGCGGCAGAACAGAGTCCAGTTCGTGCGAGGCGAGAACGCCAGCGAGTACATTGCGACGTGGGCGACCGGACAAGAACAGGCCCGGCCGCATGATGTGCGGCGATATGCCGAGGATGGCTACTCCAAAAACTCGCTCATCTACTCCTGCGTCAAGGAAAAGGCGACCTCGTTCGCATCGCTGCGGCCCATCCTCGAACGGCCTGATGGCACGGTAGTGCGAGACCACCGCGTAGCCCGGCTGCTCATGGACCCCAACCCCTACCAGGACGGCCAGGAGTTCGCGGAACTGGCAAAGACGCAGTTCGAGGTAGCAGGCAACTGCTATATCGAGAAGCGCCGCCAGACTGCCGATCGGGATCGGAGGGAGCGGTTCGCACAGTTCCCGGTCCAGGAGCTGCACCTGATCCGCCCGGACTACGTGTCGATTCAGCCCGGGGCGACGCGGATGCTGGATATGTTCGTGGTCACCATCGAGGGCCAGGTCCGGCGCCGGATACCGCGGGCGGACATGATCCATATCGCTGAGCCCAACCTCGTCAACGATTTCTATGGCCTCCCGAAGATCGCGCTGCTGACACGCGAAGGCGACATTGACCTGAGCATGAGCGACTTCGAGCTTTCGTTCTTCCGGAACGCCGGAGTGCCGATGGGGCTGTTGAAGGTCAAGGGGAACAAGAGCACGGAGGAGCGGGAGGAGATCAAGAGTTTGTTCCGCAAGGCATACAACGGGGTGCGCCACTGGTTTGACCTACTGGTGCTGAATGCGGACGCGGCTGAGTATCAGCAGCTCGGTTTGCCGCAGAGCCAGATGGAATCCGAGACGACGCGTTTTCACATCGAGTCCCGCATCTGTTCGGTGTTCGGTGTACCCGGGGTTATCGTGGGTGCGCGGTTCGCGCTCCAGGGCGCACAGCAGCCCATCGAGGAAGCGGAGCACCAGTTCTGGTCGGAGACGATGGTGCCAGACGCCATGCGGTTCGGCCGCGCATTCACCAAGTTCCTGCTGCCAGAGTTCGCAACGAGTGCTGACCGTGACGCGGTGATGGGATATGACTTCACCGTTGTCCGCGCCCTCCAGGAGGATCGCTCTCGGAAGATGAGGGAGGTGGTTCGGATGATTCTGACCGGCGGGTTCACGGTGAACCAGGCGCTCCAGTCGATGGGGCTGCCAGCCCAGACCAACGGCGATTTCTACGTGCGCAACGGCAGCCACGTGATTGTCGATGCCGACGGTACGATCACGCCGATGATGCAGCCCGATGGGGAAGCGGCCCCCAATCCGGACAACCCGCTCGAAGGGTCGGCGAGAATGGACGAAGCTGCGGCGGTCCGTGAGGCCGAGCGACTGACCATCTTCCGGAGGCCCGAGTGATCGATGTGCGATGCCCTGCCTGTCATGCGTTCATCTGCGCGATAGAGTCGCCCGGGAGGGTGCGAGGGTACTGCCGCCGATGCCGGCTGAAATTCGAGACTACAGTGAGGGTTGACATCACGCGGATTCGCGTCGCAACATTGCCCTAGGCAATACGAGCAATCGGCCCTTTGCGGGCCAGTAAAGCGTTCCTGAACGGAGCCAGTCCGTGGGGGCGCTTTCGTGTTTTCAGAGCGTATCCGGACGTCACGCAATCGCGCCGAGGCATTGGGTGGCAAACGCGACTGGTTCCGCATCGAGGCCAAGGCCAACGAGACTGAGATCAGCATCTACGATGAGATCGGCTGGTTTGGCATTACCGCCTCGCAGTTCACGCGGGAACTGGCACTCATCTCCACCCCGGCTATTAATCTCCACCTGAACTCGCCGGGCGGCGATGTGTTCGACGGCATCGCCATTTACAACGCGCTAAAGGCGCACAAAGCGACTGTCAACGTGGTTGTCGATTCGATCGCTGCGTCGATTGCGTCGGTGATCGCGATGGCTGGCGATACGATCACGATGGCCCGCGGTTCGATGATGATGATTCACGAGCCGTTTGCGTTCGTGATCGGTGACTCGCGGGACATGCGCAAGGCCGGGGAATCGCTCGACCTGATGGGCGATTCGATTGCGGGCATCTATCAGGCGCGTGCCGGTGGTGATGCGGAGCAGTGGCGGGCTGCGATGGCCGAGGAGACGTGGTACTCGGCGGAGGATGCGGTGAAGGCTGGACTCGCCGATGCGGTGGGGGCGGAACAGGCGGCCAAAAACACGTTCGACCTGTCGATTTTCCGAAACGGCCCCAGGCCCGAGGCGGCTCCTGCTGAGCCGAAACCGGAGCCAGTCGCGATTGACGACTGGCGCAGAACCGCGCGGCTGTCGATAGCGGCCGCCCAACTGGAGGTATCCCGTGTCCGTGCTCACTGAGCTTCACAACGATTGGCGCGAGGCCGTTGAGGCGGCGCAGAACCTCGCGACGGATGGCGACCAGGGCGCGTTCGAGCGCGCATGGGGCGCCGCCGAAGAGTCCCGCCGCAAGTACGAGAATGCCGAGAAGGCTTCGGCCGCAACCCGGGCGCTCGACGAACGCAAGCCGGCCGTGGCTGACCTGCGCAACCCGGCTGATGCCTCGGACGTGGCGACCGTCACCGCCGACGTTGCCAACGGCTCCCCAAAGGGCTTCATCGAACTGGCCAAAAACGTCTACGTCCCGTTCGCTTCCCGCAACTGCGAGGGCTTCATCCGGAACAGCCCGGCCGCCGTCCAGTTGCCGAGCATCATGGCCCGGTACGAACCGGGTGGGGAACTGTTCCACGAAGCGCAGTGGCAGCGCCGGGCGTTCGACATTTTCATGCGCAAGGGCGAGCCCGGGGTTCGCGCTGAGGCGATGAAGATGGGCGGCTCAGACGGCCAGCATCTGCTCCGTGGTCTCGCGGCTCTCCAGGAGGGCACGGACAGCGAGGGCGGCTACCTCGTGCCGGCCGATGAGCGCATGGAACTGATCCATGATCCCGGCGTCCCGGGCGGCGTGATGCGCCCCATCAGCCGGGCGATCAACACCAGCCGCGACGGTGGCACGTTCCCGTCCGCTACCACGATAACGTGGGGGGCCATCGCCGAAGAGGCCACGCCGAGCGACACCGACCCGGTGTTCGCGCAGGTCCCGTTCACGATCCGCAAGTCGGGCGTGAACATGCTCCTGTCCGAGGAACTCCTGGCCGACTCCGCCGTGAACCTGCCCACGTACATCGGCAACATCGTTCGTGAGACCAGTGGCCGGTACGAGGACCAGCAGGGTATCGAGGGTGACGGTTCCACCGAGCCGCTCGGCCTGCGTACCACCGGCGCCCCGCAGGGCAACATCTCGGACATCACGGACCTCCTGACTCTGGCTCAGCCCACGCTCCAGGAAATCACCAGCGCGTACTTCGAGCTCCCTGCGCAGTTCCGCGGGTCTGGGGCCGCGTGGTACGCCACGTCCAGCTTCATGGCTCGGGTTGTTGGCGGCATCACCGCATCGGGTGGGCAGCTCTGGTTGCTCCCGAACGGTTCCGACCGGCCCGGCTTCACGATGCTGGGTCTCCCGGTGGTCATGTTCGATGGCACCGGCTGGGACGATGCCGCCGCAATCACGGCCAACGAGGAAGTCGGCGCAATCGGCAACTTCAACTACTACTGGTTCATCGACCGGCTGGGCACCGTCATCCGCAGGGATGACAGCGTGAACTTCAAGTCGGACCAGATCGCATTCAAGGCGCGCAAGAGGTACGACTCCATGTTCGCCCTGCCCGCCGCGTTCCGCATCCTCAAGGCTGCTGCCGCCTAAGACGCCATGGGGCCGGGGGTTCCGTCCTCCCCCCGGCCCCCCTCTCGCCAGCCAGGAGGTTGGAAATGGGTCGCATGTCCTCGCTTCACGATCCGACTCAGGTCACATCCGGTTCGTCTGTGGTCCCGGCGTCGCGCAACGGTGGCTCCTCGAATGCCGATGTCAACGGTTCGGCCATCGACCTGCGTGGCAAGCGCGGGGTGCTGTTCACGATGCACACCGGCGCGCTCACGGGGGCTGCGGCTGTGGCCGCGCGCATCCAGACGGGCGACAACCCGGACGACTCCGCCAACGCGAACTGGACGAACGTGAACTACACGCTCCACAGCAATGCGCGGATCACCAATCAGAACACGGCATCGTCCACGTTCGAGATGTCCTACGTCCCGGCCGTCGGGGGTTCCAACCAGGTGCGCGCGGTGCTGACCGCCGAGGCCAACGTCTCGCTCGCCAGCATCAGCCACATCGTCTACTAGCGCAGTTCGAGGGGTGAAACATGAAAGTCACGGCACTGAAACAGTGTGATGCGTGGGAGCCGGTCAGCAGGGGGGAACACCCCCTCGCCGGCAAGCGCGCGCTGTTCCCGGGTCATACCTACCGGCTCGCCGATGCAGCGGTGTTTTCCGCTGTCCCGGAGATGACTCCGGGGCGGGCTGCGCGGCTGCCCGGCAAGCAGGTCGGTATCGAGCAGGCCGCCAAGGATGGCCTCGTGAAGCGTCTCAGCGAGCGAGGTGTCGCGTGACTGTCTTTGTAGGCCCGTCGATTTGGCGGCAGCTCCAGGTTCGCACAGCCACGGCGATGTTCGCCTCGATGGCCTCGAACCCGACTGATGAGCGCGTGATCTGGGCGCCGCTATGGAACGATGCGCTGATTGGCCGTTCGCGTTCGATCATGTGTACGGAGTTCCTGAAAACGGACGCGGACGTGATGGTCATCATCGATGATGACATTGTCTGGGAGCCAGCGGACTTCTGGAAGATCGTTGAGGGCGCGCGCGAAACGCACGGCGTCTACGGCGGCGCATACGTCACGCGCTCGACGGAACCGCACATCTCCAGCCGGCACTTTGCCGGTGATGAGCTGGTGTTCGCGCAGACACCGAACCGCCGCCCCATCAAGTTTCAGTATCTCGCTACGGGCTTCATGGCGATTCACCGGGACGTGATGGAGTCGATGCTGCGTACCGAGTTCGTGGACGCCTACGGCACGCATCGCGTGGAGGAATGCCAACTCGGGGCTGACCGGCCGTTCTACCCGTTCTTCTCGCCGTTCTTCTACCGTGAGGCCGACGGGCGGCTGCACTACCTCTCCGAGGATTGGGCGTTCAGCAATCGGGCGCACCAGGCTGGTCATGATGTGTGGGTAGACCAGTCGATCATCCTTATTCACATGGGCTGGTATCCGTTCACGGTCCGTGACCTGAACCATGCCGAGCACGGCTTGCCGTCCACGGGCATCGACCGCGTTGAGGTTGGTGGGCGCCCGGAGAGTACCGGGGAGCCGTTGATCGACTCCCTCGCCACGGACATCGCGGAGTGGACTGGCGATACTGTCGGCGACGTGCGCCGGATGATGGAGCCCGAGGTGAGCGCGATGGCGCTCAACCGGCTCTGGCTCTCGCGCGCAGAGAATGAGGCGGACTGGTACAGGCGGGAGGATGTAGGGCTCAACTACATCACTGATCTCGCCGGCTGGCACCAGCGCGGTGGCGCGCCGTTCGAGCACCTGGCACTGGTCGCTGGTAAGACCGTGCTCGACTTCGGGTGTGGCATCGGCACGTGGGCGCTGGCGGCGAGGCGCGAGGCCCGTGCTGTATTCGGGGTGGAGATCAGCCCGGTCACGCGCGAGTTTGCCGCGTGGCGCGCTCAGAAGTACGGATTGCCCATCACGCTGCGAGAGAGCCTTGACGCCATCGCCGGGCAGTTTGATGTGGTGTGCGCCTGGCACGTTTTCGAGCATCTGCCGGACGCTGAGGGAGTCCTGGACCGGCTTCTCGGGATGATGAAGCCCGACGGCATTCTGCTCACCGATTCCGGGTTCAACGACGCTTCAACCGCGCAGCACCATATCCGCACGGATTGGGAACAGGTGCTTGAATCACGCGGGCTGAGCGCCGTGATGCCCGAGGTGTACCAGCGCGTGGCGGTGCTGGCGTGAATGGATACGCTCGCCTGAATCGCATTAAGGCCGACATCGCGGGGGTGACTTCCACCACGACCCTCGATGCCCCGTTGGTGCGAATGAGCGAGTCAGTATCGCGTGAACTGGACCGCAAGACCGGGCGGCACTTCTACCACACCAGCGAAACGATCTATCTCGACGGCAACGGGCAGCGGCGGTTGTACATCGGCCGTGACCTGCTGTCCGTAACGACACTGAAAATCTCCGCCACGCTGAACCAACCAACGACGTTCGACTACACGATGGTGTCGGCGACGGATTACACGCTGTGGCCGCGCAACGCGGCGGGGCGGGGCCTGCCCTACCGCGCGATCGAGCTCAACCCAAACGGCCAGTTCGAGACGTTCCCCGAGGGCGTCGGCAATGTCGAAATCGTGGCGGTGTTCGGATATTCGCAGGAGACCGAGGACACCACGCTCAACCTCAACGGCGCGATCAATGCGAGCGTCACCAGCGTTGTCTGTTCGGCGACGGCGGCCAGCCTGATCTACCCGGGCGACACCATCGTCGTGGAATCCGAGCAGATGGAAGTCACGGCGGTCAGCACTACCACGTTGACGGTAGTCCGCGGGATCAACGGGTCAACCGCGGCCGCACACGACAGCGGGGATGACGTGTTTGTGCGGCGCTATCCGCGCGATGTTGAGGAAGCGGTGACTGAACGCATTGTCGGGCTGCGCTGGGACAGCCAGGGCGGCTATGACGGCGGCGTAACGCTCACAGGCGACATGATTGGAGCGGTTGGCACCTCGCAGGTGCGCGGCCAGTACGCGCGCTGGCGATCCGTGATTGGCGACTACACCGACCCCGGGGGGTACGTCTGATGGCGCGCTCACGGACATACATCGAACTCGATGGCCCGCTGTTCGAGGATGACGTGCTCCGGCGATTCAAAAGCGCTGTGTTCACCGGCATCGAGGAACTGGCCGACGAGGCTGACGACATCATGGCCTCGCACATCGTGGCCGGGGGGATGATTGACACCGGCCGGCTGCTGGCGTCGGTAAACGCACAGTCTGTGCGGTCCAGCCAGGATGTGATCGGCTACAGCGTGGTCACGCCTACCGACACGTGGCAGGGCTCCGTGTCGGTGCGGCAGACGGGCTCGCACTTCAAGACGGTCAAGGTTGGCAAGTCGCAGCGGACGGTGAAGCGCCGCGTGAAAACGTGGAGCGTGAGTAGCATCACGACCACATCGCGCCCGCCGCGCATCTGGTTGACCAAGGGCACGCGCCGGGGCGCAAAGTTGCGTAGCGGGTACGACTTCTATGCGCGGACGGCGACGGCGGTGCGGGCGATGAATCACCACGCCATCGTCGCCAAGTACATCGCCGAGGCGTTGAACTGATGAGTATCGATCACTCGGCTGTCATTGACCGCTTCGAGGCGATTCTCACGGCGAACATCACGCCGGTGTTCGCGGCGGTGTTCCCCGGCGAGCCGCTAGGCTTGCCGCTCGGGGGGCCGTATGCGGCGTTCTGGTATCTCGGCCGGGGCATAGGGACGCGCTCCGGCGAGATGAGTATGGGCAACGCGATGATCACCGAGAGTTGGAGCTTCGCCTGTTGGTGGCCGCGCGAACCGGAGCGGGCGACGTTGGAGCGGTGGGAAAACGATATCTCTGATGCGGACCAGGCGATCCAAACCGCCATCCGTGGCGATTCGCAACTGAGCGGGCTGTGCTCGGACCTGTGGGTTGATGGGTCATCCGTTGGCTACAGGTCATTCCCTCTCGGCTCGCAGCCGAAAAGCCTCTATCGCGCACTGACGTTCACCGTCCATATCGAGGACCTCGAAGGGGAGGCGATTGCCGCATGACCAACAAACGCAAGCCAACCGGGCCGTACCGCGTGGCGAACCCGAAAGGGTTTCCGGCGATGGTGAACGGTGCGCGCATTCACATCTTCCGGCAGCGCCAGGGCGATGAGGTGCGCACCTACTACGAGGGGGACATTTACGACGGCGACTCGCCAGAGGAGCCGTTGCGGCGAGGGTTTCTCGTGGAGGTGACCGATGGCTAAGCGCAGTGGGCTGGGTGCCCGGCTGTTCTGGAACGGGATCAACATCTCCGGGGACGTGAGCGCCGTTGACACAATCGCGTCGCCCCGGGCCACACAGGACCGCACGGGCATCGACAAGAGCGCCTACGAGCGCGGCTACCTGAAAGCCGATGGGCGGATTGGGTTCAGTTCGTTCTTCAACGATGGGGACGCGGCCAACCGCGCCGCCGCCGCTGGTTCGAGCTTCCACGAACTGTCCCGGATGGTCGCCACCGATGTGGTGCTGGCGTTCAGCGTCGGGGCATCGCTGGGCGACGCCTGCGCGATGCTTGTGGCACAGCAGGCGAAGCTGGACGTGAGTCGCCCGGGCGATGGTTCGCTGGCGATGGCGGCCGAGGGCCAGGCTTCGGCGGGTCACCCGCTGGAGTGGGGCGAGATGATCACGCCCGGGCAGATCACCCACGCCTCGGCGGATAGCTCCACCGGCCTCGTGACGGCACAGACGACGGATGGCGGCGTGGGTTACCTGTTCTACGAGGAGCGGGACAGCGGCACGCCCACGTTCGTGATCGAGGATTCCGCTGATACCACGGATGGCGACGATGGCACGTGGGGCACGTTGCTGACGTTCACCGGGACTGGCGGCGCTTCGTCGTTTGGCGAACGCAAAACGGTCACCGGGACGATCGAGAAGGGCCTCCGGGCCACCACAACGGGAACGTTCGTCAACGCGGACTTCGCCATGGCGTTTCGCCGGGGCACCGCTGAAGACGACGTTTCACTCGCATAGGAGGGGCCATGCCAAACGTCGTCATCCCGAACAGGCCCATCGCGGGCATGGAGAGCATGGGGTTCAAGAACCCCATGAGGATCGGTACGTGCGAGGAGTTCGGGTGCGAGTGGTTCCTGTACGGCCGCACCGGCCAGGACGAAGGGCGCCCGTTCGCTCACCCGGCCGGCGTGCGCTGCGGCGACTACACGCGCTGCCAACCATGCACGAACCCGCCGCGCAGGGGTGCGCTCTGTGGGGCGTGCGAGCCGTGCAAGGCGGGGACGGCCAACTGTCCGTGCCCGTCGCGGTTAGCGCGGTCCATGGCCAACCCAACCATCCGTGGCCATCTCGTGCCGGATGACAACCGCGACGTGACGTTCCATTACTCGCCGGGCGTGATTGCCCGCCAGCCCATCGGGTTCAACGGTGCGCCTAACCCGCACGCCGCGCCACAACTGCTGCCAGATCCGCGCTTCGTGCGGCAGGTCGGCGTCAGTGAATTTGTCGATCGCCTCCATGAGGGCGTCGATGCCTACGCACACATCGCGAAACACGGCCGATAGGAGGTCTCATCGTGGCAAAGGAAAGTGGAATCGGTTTGACGTTCACCTTGGACAATTCGTCCGGGGCGGGGCAGGCCATCACCAACGACGTCACCGACTGCAACTTCAGCACCCCGCGGAACTCGCAGGACGTGACCGGGCTGGATAAGTCGGGCTACGAGCGCATCCAGTTGCTCGCCGACTTCAAGTGCAGCGCCAACGGCGTATTCAACGACGCCGCGGACATGAGCCACGCGGTGCTGAAAACCATGTCCAGCACCAGCGTGATCCGCACGCTCGTACTGGCGGTCTCAGGCCAGTCGCTCACCAACGAAGTGACGGTTGATGACTATGCGCTGAGCCGCGGGTCCGATGGTTCGCTCAAGTGGGCGTCGTCGTTCTCGCTGGCCAACGGCACCGTGCCCACCTGGGCGTAATCGCAATCGCCCGGCACGGCCGCCTCGACCCCTCGGGCGGCACGGCCGGGCACTGAACAGAGGGGATCGAGATGGGATTCGACATCTACAACAACACTGTGGTCCTGGAGTTCCAGGGCACGCGCTACAACGGTGCGACTGTCACGCTCCGGGCCGATGTATCGCTCGACGAATGGGAGCAGTACGCGCAGGCAGAGAAGCTCCGGGATGAGTGGACGTGGCTGGCGGCCAACGCGCTGGTTTCGTGGAACCTGGAGCGTGATGGTGCGGCCCTTCCGCTGGATACCCCGTTCGGCAAGCTGCCCGTGGGATTCGTGCGGCTAGTAGTGCGGAAGTGGACGGGCATCGTGGTAGGGATAGACGCCCCTTTAGGGCAGCCATCGCCCGATGGAGGTACGGCGGAGGCGCCATAGGGGAGGATGGCGAACTCGTGACGATGCCGCGGGAGGCGGCCTACGCCATGGAAATCGAGAGTATCTGCCAGCGCTACCACTGCACTCCGGGACAGGCTCGGCGCGAGCCGGTCTCGACGCGGCGGCACATGCAGATCATAGCCGCGCTGGAAGAGGCGCCGCGATGATTAGACCGCTCTACGCTCCGGTCTCCCCATCGCATGGAGCACCAGTAAGCCGAGCAGGAGCCCGGCATAGCTGGCGACCGCCCATGCCGCGTACCACGGGGTGGCTCCGGTGCGCTGTGCGGCGCTGGACAGGATGGCGGCGGGGATGGCCCACAGCACCGTGCTACCGAGAGCGAGCAGCAGGGCCACAACGATGGCGCTTGCCAGCGGGACGATCAGCGCGAACAGCACGGCCACAGCCAGTACGGCGGCTACTCCTCCCCGGACGGCTGTCTGGCGCGAACGCGGCCATGCCGCTCCGATGGGGATGGCCAGCACAGCCAGGGAGATCAGTATCGGGTAGTCCATATGTCACCTCTGGGCGGGGAGCATAACACATGGCGAATGAGGTTAGGGTACTCATCACCGCCAAAGACTCTGCTTCCCCCACCATCAAGGGAGTGGCGGGTGGCATCATCGCGGCCGAAGCGGCGACCAAGGCGTTGAAAGTTGGCATGGATTTTGCCATCGGGTCGGCGGTGAAGTTCGAGCGGGACATGGATCAGGTCGGCGCCGTCCTCAACGCCACCGAGGGCGACATGAAGAAGATGCGAGGGGAGGCGCTGAAAATCGGCGCTGATACCTCGAAATCAGCCGGCGAGGCGGCCCACGCGATGGAGGAACTCGCGGCTGGCGGGCGGTCGGTTGCGCAGATTATGGGCGGCGAAGCGCGTGCGGCCGTGGCGCTGGCGGAAGCGGGCAACTACGACCTCGCCAGTTCCGCGCGCACCATCGCCACCACGATGGATGTGTGGAAGGATTCCACGCTCTCCACGACGGATGTGGTGAATCGGCTGGCTGGCGCTGCCAACACCTCCCGGTTCGGTGTTGAGGATATGTCCATGGCCATCGCTCAGGGCGGTGGCGTTGCGGCATCGGCGGGTATTGATTTCCAGGATTTCAGCACTGCCATCGCGGCAACGGCGAGTTCGTTCAACAGTGGCTCCGACGCAGGCACGTCATTCAAGACGTTCATCACGGCGCTTTCGGGGAACTCGGAGAAGGCGAAGGGCGCGATCCAGGATCTGGGGCTGTCCTTCTATGACGCTCAGGGCGCGATCCGACCGATGGCGGACATCGTCCAGGAACTCCACGACAAATTGGGGCCGCTGTCGCAGGAACAGCAGACCGTCGCGCTGAAAACGATCTTCGGCAACGACGCCTACCGGACGGCGGCCGGGTTGATGCAGATGACCGGCGCTGAGTTCGAGGCGCTCTCGCGGACGATGGGGAACACGAACGCGGCGGACATTGCGAAGCAGCGCATGGGCAACCTCTCCGGGTCACTGGAGGAACTGCGGGGGTCGCTGGAGACCATCGGGATCGAGATGGGGACGAAGGCGATCCCCGCGCTCACTGGCATGGCGGAGGCCGGGGTCACGGCGGTCAACGCGTTTGGCGGACTGCCGGACAGTACGCAGAACCTGATCCTGCTGGGGGCCACGGCGACGGCGACGCTGCCTCTGCTGGTGAGCCAGGCGAAGCGCGCCGGGGATGCGGTCACCGGGATGGGTGCGGCGATGAAGGCCGGGAAGCTGAATGCCTCGGGTATGGCGCTGGCGGTGACCGGGCTGGCGGTCGGGCTGGATGTGCTGTCCCAGCAGACTACGGGCGTCGGGCTACTCGACCGGGTGTTCGGAGATCCGCAAAAGTTGGTTGCCTCCAAGGAGGCTATGCGGGACTTCGAGGCGCGTGTCTATGCGGCTGGCGACGGCGCGGACAAAGTGGCTGTTGCCACGAAGGCGCTGGCGGAGGCGCAGGACGAACTGGCGGCTGCCGGTGGGCGGGCGGCGCTTGAACAGAGCGGGCTGGAGAATGTGTTGCTCGGCACTGACAACCGGATATTCGGGTTAAACGTCGGGCTTTCCAAGAACGTTGACCATCTGAAAGATATCGAGGCGAAGGTCCGCGCGGCCGGCGCGGCTATGAAGGATTCGGGCGCTACAGCCCTTGACATGGCGGCTGCCTATCACTCGTTAAACCCGGAACTGCGCAAGGCGTTCGATGAGGCCACCAACATCACGGCAGTGATGGGAACGCAAGAGTTTGCCATGGAGTCGGCGGCTCGGGTCACCGATGGCTGGGCTGGCAGCATCCAGAAGGCGACCCCTGAACTGGCGGCGATGGGCGAGGAAATGGATGCTGCCGTGTTGTCGGCGGAAGATCTCGAGGCCGCGATCAGGAATGTGGCGCTGGCATTCAGCGACCTCGACCCGGCGACGCAGGCGGCGCGCACCGAACACGCTCTGCTGAATGAGGAGCTGGGCGACCTGCTGGCCAAGGGCGACGCCATGACGGAATCGGAGCGTGCCCGCGCCAAGGTCATCAAGGACGAATTGCTCCCGGCACTCGATAAGCAGATCGAGGCGGCGGACGAAAACCAGGAAGCCATCGAAGGTGTGACTGAGGCCGTCCAGAAAGCCATTGGCCCCGGCGCTTTGCCCGGGTTGAAGGCGGCGATGGATGAGGCCGGGCGGTCTCACGAGGCACAGATCGACGTGATGGGATTGCTCGCCCGCGCCTATGACGATGTGCGCACCGGCAACATCCCCGCCCTGATGACGAAGATGGAGGATTTGAAGAAGGTCCTCACGCCGTCCGAGTGGGAGTCGCTTGCACTCGACAGTGGCAGTGCTATCGGCAAGGGCTTTCAGCAGGGTGTGTACAACGAGATGGAGCCGAGCAAGGCCGCCGCCGAAGGGTTGATGGATGCGGCGATCACGCAGGCCGAGATGGCCGCGTACCCCGGTGGCGTCCAGGTGGGTGAGTCGATGGCGGCTGGTGTTGCAGCCGGCCTGGCGGCGGCGCAAGCGGCGGCGGCAGTGAGCGAGGCAGCCAAGGGCGTGGTGAACAAGGCGCTCGGGGCGATGAAAGAAGAGGCGGCCATTGAGTCCCCATCCGGGCTGATGCGGGATGAGGTGGGTATCCCGATGGCGCAGGGCATCGCAGAGGGGTTGTACGCGGGCCAGTCCGAAGTGAGCAAGGCGGCCGAGGCGATTGTCGGTGCGGCGTGGGTGAAAGTCGGTGCGGCTCTTGGCGGTTCGACTGTGCCTTCGTGGGTGATTACGAACAGCCCATACCTGAGCCAGAATGCGCAGCCCACGGGGATGTGGAACCCGAACGCACCGGAGCAGAGCGGCACGGTTCCCACCGGCGCTTACAACCAGAACCTCGTGTGGGATGCCGGGGCCAACGCATGGGTGTACCCGTGGGAGGTGGGTCAGTTCGGCACCGGTCCGCGCACGCCGTTCGGTGGCAAGGACCTGGTACACGACACGGCTGTCCGGGCGTGGGAGCAAGGTGAGGGGCCGTACCCCACGTACACCGGCGGGCGGGAGGCGCAGACTACCACCGTCGTCATTCAGGTCGATGGCGCAACCATCGCCGAGGCCGTCGCCCGCCATGAAGCGAGGGCGTACTGATGGCCACGATCGCGTGGAGTTTCGAGGCGGACTTCGACCGCGACGGTTCGTGGAGCACGGATCTGACCGGCTATATCGAGCGGCCCGGGAGTGGTGTGCGGATCTCGCGCGGTGTGGGACGTGATGGCCGCCCGCTGGCGTCGACCCTCACGGTTCAACTGAGCAACCAGACTGGCGAGTTCACCCCGGCGAACACGGCCAGCGCGTACTACGGGCTGTTGAGGCCGGGCGTGCCGGTGCGGTTCACGGCCACGGTTGCGGGCACACCCTACACGCGCTGGACCGGCTATGCAATGAGTTGGGTGAGTAGCTGGCGGCTCGGCGCCGTGCCGCTATGCACCGTCACCTGTGATGACCTGTTCGCGCGATTGCGGGAAGCGCCCGCAGT